ATCAGCTCGCAAGCGAAACGAACTACGAAATCCTTCGTACGCTCTATCGCATCGCTGTTCTCGGCTGCTCCGATACGGCTACTGCTGGTGTATACGATCTCGACGTTGACTGCGACGGCCGCTGGCTTGCTGAAAAGGCTCGTATCCTGGCTGTTCGTATCATCAACGAAGCATCGGAAATCATGGTCGCCACTCGTACCGGCCACGGTAACTTCGCTGTTGTTGACCGCAAGACGTACAACCTTCTGTACTCCGGTGGTCAGATCTCGGATCTCGGTCCTTCGAACAACATGTTCTCTGGTTCGGATCCGGTCGTCCGTGACAACAACGTCGGTTCTGGCATGCTCATGGGCACCCTGCGTGTTTACCGTGATGACTATGCTTCGATGCCTGGCAACACTGGCTTCTGCCTCATCGGTTACAAGGGTCCTTCGGAACTCGACGCTGGTGCATTCTACACTCCGTACGTTCCTGTCTGGACTGTACGTGTTAACGATCAGGACTCTGGCCAGCCCAGGATCTTCTTCAAGACCCGTTACGGTCTGGTTCAGAACCCGCTCACGGACACCAACGGTGCTCTCACGGCTCGTTCGAATGCCTTCTACCGCATCTTCCGTATCGACTCGCTCGATTTCTAATCGACAGTCCTACGAACTCAGCACCCGGTTTCGACCGGGTGTTTGGGGATCTGGAACCTACATCCTACAACAGACGGAGTGATAAATTCCGTCTGTCGAAGTTTCGAAGAGGTGTTGATATACTGATGTTCTATTTCAGGTGTAGAGAACCTTCTCTAACGCGTAAAGCATGTCTCTCGCTTCGTCACAAGACAGCCTGATCATAGCAGTCTTTCCTTCGGATCCGAAAGATTCGATAGGACTCCGAACAATGAAAGAGATACCGTCCTCTACTTCATTTACGGAAATGTACTCCGGATAAGGAGATTTGACAGCAGTGTAAGCGTAGATGTTTCGCATTTCTTTTCCTACTTCTTTGCGACGAGTTGATAGATGAGATAGTCTGCTCTTCCATCCATCATCTGACAGACGATATCAGACGGGACAGCGAATGAAATGTTCACGTAAGACGAGTCTTCAGAAAGAACTGTCTTGCTCAACTGGAATGGTCTGTAACCGATGTTCACACCTGCGAGACGCCCAGTGTCATCAACAAGTGCACCTCCGCTCATTCCTGGGATGATAGTACCAGCAACTGGATAGACATCTTTCCAGTAAGCGAATGGAAACTTCTTACCAGAAATGTTTCCGTCGAATTCCAAGAAATCGAACAGATCAGGATTTCCGATAGTCTTCACTTCAGAGCCAACGGAAAGAGTATCACAATTGAGAAACATCTGTTTCGTGAAGTGAGTGTCCAGCGTGAACAGAACAGCGATATCGTAGTCAGGCTTCGCGTATCGTATTAGACCTAAAGTTTTCTGACCTTGATCGTTAGTCAGAGTCATTACTGGATTTCCAGTCTTCACATTGGTTTCGACAACGTGATACGCAGTGACGTAGAATCCATCACCGATATTGACTGCAGATCCTTTCATGTTCGAAGAGTCTACTCGAACGGTGGCTTGAGCCTCAGGAATGCTAGACTGGTAATTCCAAAGAACCAGACCTAGTAGACCGATTGCGGTGGTCACTGATAAGATTTCTACGATAGCGTTACGTCTAGAATTCATGTTCTCTTCTCACCTAACGATTGGGGTAGGGTGTGTTACTTCTTAATTAATCATATCTTTTTGAACGTTCAGAAGAAACTTGAAAGAAGAACGTTTGAGTCATACTTTTCTAGTTTACAGATCGTCGGTTGTTTGATACATTCATAATGTCAAAAGAAACCACGGAGAATCAGAAATGGCTAACGAAATCAGCATCAGCATTTCCTACTTCCTCATCATGTCTGTCGACGGAGAGAACTTCTACGACAACAGCGGCCGTCTCGTCTGTAAGATCAAAGACGCAGCCTGGTTCATCTCCAGCGACATCGAAGGAATTCAGAACTTTCTTCGGTTCTTCGATATCGAGAAAGAAGACGTGAAGATCATCGATCTTCTTCTCACAGGATCTGAAGCACCAGTTCTTTAAATTTAACGGGCAGTGACCCACTCTTCTTCCGATTATAGATTATCAATCGGATGCGAGAAAAGTCACTGCCCGTCATCTGTATTAATCAGAGGAGATAAGCATGGCATTTCCTGGAGAAATGTTAAAGGTTACCATCCCAGCAAAGGTGCACGTCGTCAGTTCGATGTACCAGTTCGAAGTAGAAGTCGAATACTGCTTCTGGGAGGACGGTTCGTACACTCCATTCAGCACGAAGATGATCGTTCCAGGTTATCCACAGGCTGTATTCCCGATTCAATTCAAAGAGCAACTTCTGAAGGACAAGAACTTTCACGAGACAATGAAAGCTCACATCCAGAAGATCAGACAATACGAGATGATCAAATGAACGTAGGATCAGGAAACTCATGGCCAAGCAACGCACTGTCGAATTTTGCACCACACCCGTTCACGTTTCGAGGAGTGGAATGCAATTCGATGGAAGGATTGCTCCAGAGCTTCAAGTTCGAGAAGTTCCACATCCAAGTGGAAGTTTGCAAATTGGTTGGATATGCGGCGAAGAAGCGTGGTCGACCGAAGAACCAAAGCTGGCAAAGAGCACAGAAACTGTGGTGGGATGGACAGAGCTTTCCAAGAGACTCCTCCGCTTACCAATCTCTACTTACGGAAGCTTTCGACGAGCTATCGAAGAACAGCTCGTTCGCCAAGGCCTTGATAGCGACTGGGAACTCGACACTGACTCATTCGATTGGTCACTCCGACGTAAGCAAGACTGTTCTCACCGAACGTGAGTTCTGTCGACAACTTCACCGTCTTCGTTGGAACTTATCTTCTTTATAGTTTCACAAGTCGACCTCGTGGTGTTAACTTCAATCATCACGAAGAAAGAGACATAATGTTCGAAATTGACGAAGCGAAGATCAAGCAGCACTTTCCGTACGAAATCATACGTGATCCGCAGTACGAAGCAATCATCAAGACTCTGGAAGCGTACAAGGAAGGCTACAAGCACGTCATCCTAGAAGCTCCTACCGGCGTTGGTAAGTCCGCCGTCGGTTTGACCGTCGCTCGATTCATGAACGATGTGATGTCGACGATCGAAACTCCTCATCGTACATGTTTCTCGACGATCACGAAGTACCTACAAGGTCAGTATCGAAGAGACTTTCCGTTTCTCCAAGACATTCGAAATTCTGCTGATCCGATGTATCTGTGCTCAGAACAGACGACGAAAGCCACTGAGCAGTGCATCCTCCATAGGAATAAAGTCAAGGATGCCTGCAAGAAGACATGTCCATACAACCAAGCGCTTCTCGCTTTTCGTCGTGGACCACTGAGCATCACGAACGCACACTTCTTCGGACTTGCACCGTTCAAGTACGGACTCGGGATCTTTGACGAGTGTCACGAACTCGCTAACGTCGTCGCTTCTCAAGCAGAACTAAAACTTACTTCTATCGACGTCTCTAAACTATCTCTGATCTTCCGATCTGACACAGACGAGGTGATGGGTCATTGGTCTAAGATCGCAAAGTACATCGCAGACATCAAGGACAAGACTGTCTTCGACTTCATGGACACGACGTTTCTTGCTGACATCGACATGGACACGTACCAAGAGCGAGTCGATAATCTTGCTGGTCAAGAAGAATTTCGATCGACGAACTGGGAATTCAAGAAGTTCAAGAACAACGTCACGAAAGCTCTATTCATCTCTGAAGCGAAGATGGTCAAGGTGGTCGAAGACGATCAGACATTCGTACGACCGATCTATGCACGAGAGTTCGCTCCTCAGATGTTCTTTACGAAAGCAGATCGCTTCTTGCACATGTCTGCTACGGTCTGCGGCTTCGAAGGATACACCAGAGAGCTCGGCTTCGAGAACTCAGACTGGATCGGCATCGAGATCGGTCATGCTATCGACGTTGACCGGCGGAAAGTGTATTTCAGTCCTGTGTCATGGATGTCAGCGAAAACTGAAGAGAAGGATATCGAACGTAGCGTCGAGTTCATCGACAAGGCGATCGATCAGTACGAAGGATCCAACACGATCATTCACTCTGCTTCGTACAAGAGAGCTGAACTGTTCAAACAGAAATCCAAGCACGCGATCGAAGTTCCTCGCTCTGCTATCACGGCTCTCGACTATCTCGGATCGAAGAAAGCTGGACGGTTCGTTGCTTCTCCTTCTCTCGTAGCTGGTGTTGACGGTAAAGATGATCTCTGCAGACTGAACATCATTGCGAAGGTTCCTTATCCGTCCTTCGGCGATCCTCGAATTCAGTACATCAGCAAACACAATCCAGACATGCTCAATCAAGGCATCATCCGTACGATCATTCAGGCATCCGGTCGTGGTACTCGACATGAGAAAGACTTCTCGGTTTCGTACATCATCGACGGATGCTTCGAGCGTCTTCTGAATGACTGGCCAGCATACTTTCCACAATGGTTCATGCAAGCACTGGAGAAGCAATGAGCGAGAAATTCGACAACGGTTGGCTTGACATGAAAGATGCTCCTCGAGACGGCACGGAGATCCTCGTCGCTCGAAACAACGGATGCAGCTGGGAATATTATACTGTCTGGTGGTCGTCAGTCAAGACTCAGTATCCTTGGATGTCAGACAGTAATTCCTATCCAAGAGACCTCTTCAGTGCGTGGAAGCATATCGGTGAACCGCCGTACGAAATCAAATTCTAAGGAGAAGCAATGGACAAGTTCTTCGTTCTCACGTCAGACGTAGCAGAGGGAGAAAGGATATTAGCAGGATCATTCGACACGTTCGAAGCTGCTGAGATATTCCTCAACCTTACGATGAAATGGCGCAAAGGTGTCTATCGCATCGTTCAATCTCTCAAACAAGTCTCAAATATGGAGCCTGACTGGCAATGACAATCTCAGAACTAGTGGAAGAACTGCTTAAACTGTCGGAAGAATTCGGAGACCTCGAGGTGAAGTACTCTTCTCCTTGTCAGCCCGGAGATTACACGATAGAAGGAGCTTATGCCATCGAGAATACTCGAACTAGTGAAGTATTCGCACAACTGGACTGGAGCTAAGATGTTCGATACAGTAGAACAGATGCAGGAAGTGGTCGACGAAGTCCATGCAGTCTTCGGAGATCGGATCAAACCAGGTGTGGTCATCGGAGAGATCACTAGAGAGATCAACAACTTCGTACTGAACAAGTACGGTCAATCGTTTGTCAGTGCTGACTACAAGAGAGGCCAGTTCACCTTTCACGTCGATTAATTTTCTAGTTTACGTTTCCGATTTGTTTTGATAAGATGAAATCAAATCAATCTACGGAGACAGTATGACTCGAATTAATCTCATTCATCCTTCTTCGCTTCATCCGAAGCATCTTCAAGGTGAATATTACGAATTGCCTCGCATTTTTTCAAGCGTACGCAAGGCGATTGAACGTGACCGGAAACCTTCCGACTATGTACATCTCACCGAGTATCGTATGGGATCCGGTCACGTCACATTCTTCTACACTCGACTCAACTTTCTCCAGACTCGCTTCGCGCTTCTCGTCAATGAGCTTCTAGCGCGCAACATCAATATCAACAGGTACGCCATATCCGATCCGGCCATTCCTTACGAATGGTACGGAGTTTGGAGTCCGTCCGCTGCTGATATCGAACTCAGTCGTCAACGCATCAACAGTCGTCTGCTCACAATGAGAGACGGAGAAAGGTGGATATCATGAAGTGCTCTTTCCTCAGGCCGTCGAAGCTTCGGATCTTCGTGAGTACGAAAGCTTCGTATCCGATCGTGGATTGCAATTTTCCTCCTCACTTCCTTCATGACAACTTCTGGGAAATGGTCGGAGAACGGTTCGGAATTCGTTTCGATCTGGAGGAAAATCCTATCGATCTCGTCAAAGACATCGTCGCATCTCTCAACGAAGAACTGATCGGATCCAAGATCGAGTTCGTGTTCATCGAGAATAAGAACGAAAAGGACGAGAAATGTCAGCAGTCTCTCTGAATTCGTTCACTGACATCAGCCGGTTCATCTACGCTGGCAAGTCGATCTTCACACTTCGTTCAAGACGAACAGATGACCACTTCACCTACAAAGTGAAGAAAAAGAAGGAAGGACTGTACTATGTCTTCGTTCTCGAAAAAGGATTCGAATACATCGGGATCATCAATGATAGACGACGATTCGTTCCAACGAGCAAGAACGGTCGATCTTCTGATGAGTTGCCTCTACGAGCCTTCAAGTGGTCAATCGATCACATTGAGTCAGGTAAAATCCCGTCGGAACTTGAATTCTTGCACGAAGGAAAGTGTGCACGCTGTCTTCGACGTCTCACTGATCCCGAATCTCTTCGAGTAGGCATCGGTCCTGAGTGTCGTACGAAAATCGTTTGCATTTAGCAGTTTTACAAACGATGTCACGTTAGATACACTACAATCAACAACGGAGAACAAACGTGGCAATTCTCGTAGATTACAGATCGGTAGCATCAGCATCGATGATGAAAGGCTTCGGAATGGGATCTATCAACGGGAGCAATTCCGAAGAGATCGTGAAGAAGTCTTACGAAATTCTTCTCGGAAAGATCCGATTCTACAATTCAGAATACCGTGACGAATTCGGAGAGCTCGTTTTGTGTAACGATGCCAATTCATGGCGTCACAAGGTCTACGAACACTACAAAGGCCAGCGGCGTCTCGCTCGTGTCAATGGCATGGACCAAAATCCAGACGATCCGATGCACAAGATCTACGAGAGCATCCATGCATTCTGGGATGTCATCGCTGATGTAGGTCCGTACAAATGTCTTCGAGTCAGAGGCGCAGAAGGCGATGATCTTCTCGCAGCCGTAGCAATGACTCCAGGAAAGCATCTCTGTATCTCCGCAGACAAAGACATCTCACAGCTCACCAGATTTCCTAACGTGAAGTACTACAACTCGTTGAAGAAGCATCTGGTCGACAACGGTCCTAACTTCTGGCATCAGCTCGTTGTAC